CCATGGCCGACATGACCATCTTCGCCCACGACGCATTCAACATGACGTCGTTGTCCGCAGCCATCCAGCAGGCTCCCTACGTGCCCCAGTTGCTGGGGCAAATGAACATCTTCACCCCCGACCGCTCGCGCACTACCACCGTGGCGGTGGAGGAAAAGGGCGGTGTGCTCTCCCTCATCAAAACCAGCCCGCGTGGCGCACCTATCGAAGAAGGCAAGGGTGAGAGCCGTCGCCTGCGCTATTTCGAGACGAAGCGCATTGCACGCGGCAAGACGCTGTATGCATCCGAAGTGCAGAACATCCGCGCCTTTGGCAGCACCAGCGAATTGCAGGCCGTGCAAAACGAAGTGGCCGACATCATGAACGGCAAAACCGGTCTGCGCAGTGCCGTTGAGCTCACCCACGAGCACATGCGCCTGGCCGCCCTCCAGGGCAAGCTGCTCGATGCCGATGGCAGCGTGCTGGAAGACTGGTACGCAGCTTTCGGCATCACGCAGCCCGATGAAATCGACTTCGATCTGGGCAACGCCAAGGCCGAAACCGGAGCTATCCGCACCAAGTGCAACAACGTCATCCGCGCCATGATGCGTGCCAGCGCCGGGGCCTGGCTGCCCGGCCAGACCTATGCGGTTGCCCTGTGTGGCGACAACTTCTTCGACGATCTGGTCGGCAACGCAGAAACCCGTGCCACCTACCTCAACCAGCAGGAGGCCCGCGAGCTGCGCAGCGCCGTGGGGCAGGCCTTTGGCACGTTTGACTACGGGGGCATTCAGTTCATCAACTACCGTGGCACGGACGATGAATCCACCGTGCATGTGCACACGGACAAGTGCCACTTCTTCCCGGTCAACGCCCCCGATGCCTTCCGCGTGGGCTACTCGCCCGCCGAGAGCTTCCCTTTCGTCAACACCCCCGGCCAGGATGTGTATGCCATGGTCGTGGTCGACAAAGACCGCCAGATGTGGGTGCGCCCCGAGGTGTACAGCTACCCGCTGTTCATGTGTACGCGCCCTGGCATGTTGCAACGCGCCAAGCGCAAGGCTTGAGCGGGCAGGTAACCCATGCTGTCATCTCAGGCCCCTTTTGCTGCCGTTCAGGCCCTGCTGAACCAGGGCATAGGGCAGTTGCTCTCCAACGCCAGCGGGGCGTGGCACGGCGGCCCGCCCTTTGCCCTGCTGTGGGATACCCAGCAGCAGGACGATGGCGGCTACCTGACCGATGCGGCCACCATCGTGGTGCACACCGTCAGCCTGTGCGTGGCCAACTGCCCCGGCATTGCCGAAGGCAGCACCGGCCTGGCGGTGGACGGTAAGACCTGCCGCATCACCGCCCCCGTGGTGCCCGATGCAGGCGGTTGGGCCAGCTTTACCGTCACCTTCCCAGGCGGCCAGCCTGGGTGCGGGGGGTAGGCGCATGTACCGCACCGTGCCCCTTATCGCCCAGCGCTTGGCGGCGGCCCTTGGCAAAGGCTGGTCCATTGGCCACGGCAATGCTGGGCAAGACCGGCTGCCGCTGCCGCGTGCCGATGTGCGGCTTGCAGGGGCAGCCCTGCAAGATGCCAAGGCCCGCGCCGTACACCTGCAGGCCACCTACCGCGTGGCACTGGTGATTGAGGCTGTGCAGCCCGATAGCGCCTTTGCTGCGCTGGATGATGCTGTCACCACCTTGATCGCTGCCCTGCACCAATGGCAGCCCAAAGGCCACCTGCCCGCCACCGCGCGGCTGGAGCTGCGGGGCGTGGCCGAGATGGATTTGCTCATTGCCGACGTGTACGGCTACGAGCTGACCTTTGTGCTGGGCACCGTGCGCCACGGCTTTGACCCCGCCGCCGCCGACCCCTTTGCCGCCCCTGCGCCGCCAACCCCCACGCCAACCCCAACGCCAACCCCTTGATTTATTACGCCAAAGGACACCACCATGGCCACCACCCCCGTCACCACCTCCAAAATTTACAAACCCGCCATGCTGGTGGGCCAAGTCTATGCCCGCGCCTATGGTGCGAGCACGCCGCACATTCCCATTGGCAACGTGCTCAAACTTGAGCTAGAGCACAGCGAAGATGTCATTACCCAAGATGACATGACCAAACTGGGCGGCGGCACCTACGCCGAGGTGCGCCGCGTCAAAGAAGTGGCCATCAAAATGGAGCTGGCCGACCTGAACACCACCAACTTGCAGCGTGCCCTGCTGGGCACCAGCGCAGCGGTCAGTGGCGCAACCATCACCAATGAGGCGCATACCGTTTTGCGCGGCGGCCTGGTGCGGCTGAAGCACATTGCCCCGAAAGACGTGGTGATTAAAACCGACGTGCTGGGCACCCCCACGCCCGTCACAGCGGCCGGTAATTTTGAGGTGCGCCCCGAGGGCATCTACATCTTGCCCGATGCAAAAGACCTGGACGACAACGATGCCGTCACGGTTGATTACACCTTTGGCAGCTATACCACCATCGAGGCGCTCACCACCAAATCCACCGAGCTGGACCTGGTGTTTGCTGGCCTGAACGAGGCCGACAGCGGCAAGCCGGTAATGGTTGAAATTTTCCGCGCCAGCCAAGGCGTGAGCAAATCTTTGGCCCTGATTACCGGCAATGAATTTGCCACGCTGGAGGTAGAAGGCAACGTACTGCAAGACCCCAGCAAAACCGGCACCAGCGTTAGCCGCTACTACAAAACCAGCATGGTGTAACCGGCAGGGCGCGGAATGGCATTTAAACCCCTGCAAATCATCATTGGGGCCAAGGACGAGGCCTCCGCCGTCTTTGGCCGCCTGCAAACCAAAATTGCCGCCGTGGGCGTGGCGGTGGCGGGCTACTTTGGCATCAAGGCATTTGGCGGCGCAGTAAAAAGCGCTGCAGAATTTGAAGCGGCCATGAGCCGCGTCGAGGCCGCCACCGGGGCCAGCGGCAAAGAGCTGGAGGCTTTGAAAAAAGCCGCGTCAGATGCCGGGGCCAATACGCAATTTACCGCCAGCCAAGCGGCCAACGCCCTTGAAAATCTGGCCAAGGCGGGCCTAAGCAGCACGCAATCGGTGCAGGCTTTAAACCCCGTTTTGAACCTGGCCGCAGCCGCTGATGTAGAGCTTGCCACCGCAGCAGAGTACGTCACCAAAGCCGTCATGGGTATGGGCCTGAGTTTTGACGATGCAGGCCGCGTGGCGGACGTGCTGGCCAAAGGGGCCAATGCCACCAACAGCAGCGTCACCAGTCTTTCCGAAGCCCTAAGCTACGCCGCCCCCATTGCCCAAACCGTGGGCCTGACGCTGGAAGAGACCACCGCCATCATGGGCAAACTGGCCGATGCGGGCATTGATGCCAGCCGCTCCGGCACCAGCTTGGCCAACATCCTGGCGCAATTTTCTGACCCATCCAGCGCGTTCAAAAAAGAACTGGCCGCGCTTGGCATCACCACCAACGATTTCAACGAAGCACTGCGCCAGCTAGAAGCATCTGGCGACAAAGGCAAAGCCGCCATCCTGGCCGTGGGCCTGAACGCTGGCCCGGCCCTGCAATCGCTGCTCAATCAAGGCATGGGATCGGTCGATGCCTTGGCCGACAAGCTGCGCAACGCCGAGGGCAGCGCGGCCGCTGCCGCCAAGGTCATGCAAGACAACCTGCAGGGCAGCATGAAGGGCCTGGGCAGTGCCTGGGAGGCGGTGCAAAACGCCCTCATGACCCCCGTGCTGCCGGTGCTGACCCAGGGCATTACCGACCTGGCAAACGCCTTTCGCGCCAGCGTGTCCGACGGAACCATTGGCCGCTTTGGGCAGATCATTAAAACGGCCTTTGAAAACGGTATTCAGGGTGTAAAAACTTTTATTGCCAGCTTTGATGTCGAGGCCATCATTGCCAAATTCCAGAGCTGGGCCGCCAGCGCTGGCGACACCTTTACCAAAATCACCCAGTACGCCCAAACGGCAGGCGGCGTGGTGCAGGTGGTGTGGGGCGCAATGTCCACCGGGGCCAATGTGGTCATGGCGGTCATTTACAAAGTGGCCGAAGCTTTTGCGGGCGTGGCCAGCAATGTGCAATCGGGCATTGCGCTGATTTTGGATGGCTTGGCCAAGGTCACTTTTGGCGGGCTATCTGCCAGCTTTAAAGCCGCCGCCGATGAAATCCGCATTAGCGCCGGGGCCACTGGCGCAGTCACCCAAGCCTTTGCTGACCAAGCCGCCGCAGCCTTTGACCGCGCGGCCGGGGGTGCTGAAACCCTGCGGGCGGGCTTTGGTGCCTTGGCGGCAGATTCCACCCCCACGGCAGAAGCTGCAAAAACAGTAGCTGCAGCCGCTGACACCATTGCACAATATGCAGAAAATGCAGCGCAAGCGCAAGCTAATCAAAAGCAAGCAGCTATCAATAATCAAGCAGCCACGGCCAGCAACGCCGCCGCCGTGGCCGCCCTGCGCAGCGAATACGCTGACCTTGTGGCCCGTGGCGACCTGACCGCTGCCGGGCAAAAGCTGCAAGAAATTAACCAGAAGCTGCACGCCACTGCCGGGGCCAGCGCTGCCGCCCGCGCGGGCATTGCCACCGTGGGCGATGCCTTTAAGCTGCTGGGCCTTACCAGCACCGAGGCCCTGCGCAACACGGCCGAGCAAAGCCGCGCCGCCTACGACGTAATCCGCGAGAGCGGCACCGCCAGCGCCCGCGATGTGCGCGAGGCTTTTCGCATTGCCGCCCAGGCCGCCATTGATGCCGCCGATGGCGTGGCCCCCGCCTGGGTGCGGGCCGAGGCAGGCATGCGCGGCTACGCGGTGCAGGTCGATCAGTCGGGCAAAACCGTGCTCAAGCTGGCCAGCGAAATCAATGCCGCCACGGCCGCCACGGGTAATTTGCAGGGCGCGTGGCAGGGCGTGGGCGCGGCGATTGAGGATGCGGCTGAAAAAGCAAAGCGGGTGAAAAAAGAGCGTGCCGAAGACGGTGGGTTTAGTCCCGCAAAAAGCGGCGCAAGCATCGCTTTTGCTCTTGGTGGCCCAAGTAATTACAAAAATCTGACTGAGCTAGATGCCCGCTGGCAAGAGTTTGAGGACGAATACCGCCGTACAAATTCAAAATTTAACGTCAGTAGCTCTGGATTTGATAATTTTTGGATTGAGACACAGCGGGCGATGTATCGCAAAGTGCGCAGGCAGGTCGAGGCCGAAGAGCGCATACAAGCAAAAGTCAGCGCTGCAGCAGAAGCCAACACCACCACCCAGCCCATAACTACCCCCGCCACCACCCAGCAGCCCGGCGGCGGCGGTGCCACCTACGTCAGCAACATCACCCTGCCCGGCGGCAAAACCGCGCAAGTGCGCTTTGCCGACTCTGCTAGCCAAAGCGCCGCCGAGCAGCTGCTGCGCGAGCTGGCCCAGGCCAAAGGAGCAGCCTCGTGAGCACCATCACCCTGGCCCATGCGGGCACCACCCTAACCCTGTCTGACCGGCTGGACTGGACGGATGAATTTGACTGGCACCCGGTCGAGCAGGCCAGCAGCTACAGCACCACCGGCGCATTGCTGATTGACGTGGCCACGCGCCAAGCGGGCCGCCCCATCACCCTGCAGGGCACCGACACCCAAGCCTGGATGACCCGCACCACCATGCTGCAGCTGGCCGCCTGGGCCGCCATCCCTGGCGCAGAACTCACGCTCACCGTGCGCGGCGTGGCCCGCGATGTGGTGTTTGACCACGCCCAGGGCGGCTTTACCGCCGAGCCCATTTGGCGGCTGCTGGATGGCGAGGTGGATGCCGAGCTGCTGTACCGCCCCACCTTGCGTTTTCTGGAAATTTAACAATGACCATCACCACCCAAGACATTAAATTTTTTGCCAGCAAGGTCATGAGCGACGTGCCCGAGGGCGGCGGCGGCCCCAGCGCCGTCGTGCTGCAGTCGGGCAAAAGCAACAACATCTTCCGCGACGTGCGCGAGCAAGACCGCGCGGGTGGCAATCTGTCCATGCGCCAGGTGCATCTGGGCATCACGTCGGGGAATACGGACGTAGCCATGGGGGCCAACATCATTGTGAGCGAGCCGCCCAGCGACCCCAATGTGTCCATCGTCTTGATGGCCACCAAAGACGACTTTGCCACGCGCCAGCAAGACATTGCGCGGCTGGAGGCGGGCTTTATTGCGGCCGACACGTATGCGGGCTATCTCTTTGGTGACCACCTGCAAGGCATGCGCACACTCAACATCATTCAGCGCGTGGATGCCAGCATCCCCAATGTGGGCCAGCGGCTGGCACTGGTGCGGCGCGAGGGCTTTAACGACGAATCCATCCAGTACATCAGCGTGCGCAAGGTGGAGCATGCTGTGCAGTATTTCGAGGATGACAGGGGTGTTTTTGAGCGACGCGTTGTCACGCTGCAGCTGGGCCAAGCGCTGGAGCGTGACTACCTTGGCTTTGATGCCCAGCGCACCACAATCACCGAGGCAAGCTTAAAAGCCCGCACCAAAATCCGCAACACCGTTTGGGGCAATGCCGCCAAGTATTACGGCGTGCAGCCCTTGCTTGATGCGGGTGTGCTGGGCCAATTTAGCGTGCGCGTGCCCAGCATTTACGAACGTGTGGTGCCCAGCGCCGAGGCCGAAAGCCCCATCGTCGATGGCGTTCCCGTGGCTGGCGCTGCGCTGCCCGTGGGGGCGGCCAGCGATGTCACGGTTACCACCACGCAAGCCTGGAGTACCACCACCAACCTGGTGCTGCCCGGCGGCTGCCTGCCTGGCCGCCTGCGGATAGAGGCGTTCGGCACCACCATTACCGACAAGGGCGGCCTGCTGATGGCTGGCGGCACGCAAGTGGGCACGGTGGATTACCAAAACGGCATCTGCGTGCTGCTGGCAGGCAGCTACACCGGCAGCAAGGCCATCACGTACCGCCCGGCGGCGTACATGCAGCGCATCCCGCAAACGTCAGAAATCTTGGTCACCCCCGAAGGGCGCAGCCAAAGCTACACCGGCTTTATCATCCCGCTGGCCCAGCCGGGCACCCTGGCTATCAGCTACCGGGCGCAGGGCCGCTGGTATGTGCTGCAAGATGATGGCAGTGGCCAACTGCGCGGCAGCGAATCGGGCCAAGGCGCGGGCACCTACAACCCCAGCACCGGCGGCTATTTGGTCACGCTGGGCGCACTGCCCGACGTGGGCAGCAGCATTGTTTTGAGCTGGGGCGTGCCCACGCAAGAAACCGTGTGGCCCGCTGCCGAGGTGCCCTTGTACCAAGATTTGGAGCTGGCCCTGCCCGAGGGGGCCAGCATCTACCCCGGCGGCCTGTCCATCACCTGGCAAGATGGCGCAAGCACCAAAACCGCCACGGCCGCTGCCGACATGCAGCTCACCGGCGATGCCACCGGCCGCGTGTACGTGGGCGACAAGCGCATCCGCTTTTTGCCCAATGTGCTGCCGCCCGTGGGCACGCAAATCAATGTGCAGGTGGACACCGCCCCGACCACGACCGAGACATTTGAGCACCCCAGCCGCGACGGCCTGGGCAAGCTGCAAGTGCAGGCTACGCAAGGCGGATGGGTGCCCGGCAGCGTGCGTGTGCAGTGGAACACGCTGACCGATGTGGGGGTGCTTGAAGAAAATTATGTCGCGTCACTCAAAGACCCATCGCAAGATGCGCGGGACGATGGCGTGGGCAACCTGCTGCTAAACGGCGAGATTATTGGCACCGTGGATTACACGCTTGGCAAAGTCCACTGGATGCCCGATGTGCACATTCTTATCCCCAAGCCCAAATTTGTGCCGGGCGAAATCGTCAGCGAGACTGGGGGCCTGAATGGCGTGCCGCTCATGCAAATTCGCCGCATGAATTACTCTGGTCTGGAATACAAACCCGCCCCCAGCACCTACCCCAACGACGAAACCGGCTGGGTCAAACTGAGCTACTACACCGCCGCCAGCCCCAATCAGCACACGCAAACCGTGCCCTTTGCCCCTGTGTCTGACCTGCTGCCGGGCATCGTTACCCCCATCATTGCCGGTAGCGTGCTGCTGCGCACCCCGGCGGGCACGCTGGCATCTGACCGCCTGGGTGGCTTGGTGCAGTATTACCACAACGGCGCTTGGGCCACGGCCGGCACCATTGACCTGGTGACGGGCCGCATTGCGTGGAGCAATTGGGAGCGCACCGCCCCCACTATCACCCGCGTGGCCTGCACCAGCACGGCGGGCGAGGCGCTATCCAGCGTATTTGTGTTCCGCACCGCCGCCGCGCCGCTGCGGCCCAGCAGCCTGTCTTTGCAACTGCCAGCCCCCGGCGGTGGCGTGCAAATTGTCACCAGCAACGCCCAGGGCCAGCTGGTGGGCCAAGGCGTGGTGGGTACGGTGGATTATGAGTTTGGCCTGGTGCGCATTGCCTTTGGCGACATGGTGCCAAAAGCCGAAATTGAAAACGAGCCCTGGTACAACCCCAGCACCGAAGATGGCGCGGGAAACGCCTGGCGGCCCAACCCCCAGGTCATGAGCACGCTGCGCTACGCTGCCGTGGCCTACGAAGTGATTCCGGTGGACCCGGAAATTATTGGCGTGAACCCGGTGCGCCTGCCCAGCGATGGCCGCGTGCCAATTTTTGAAGTGGG